GATCTGAGTATTGTTTTTAGAAATGCCATGCGTGAGTTTAGTAATCTCCTTCGAAACAGTAGTAAAGTGACGCTCTCGTTCTTCTTCTGTTTTAATTGCCTCCTCTAGTTCTTTATAACCAGAATGCAACTCCTTTGCTCTAGATTGAGCGTCTTCAACTTTATTTATTCTGAAATCCTCCTCAATCTCTTGGGTACAAGTAGGACAAACAGTGTTTTCTTTAAAAAACTTATGTTCTTTAGTAATAGTTGCTACTTTATTGGATATTTTACCCTTTAAGTTATTAAGTTTTACTAACTTTCCCCCTGCTCCTGTTAGTTTTTCTTGCTTCTTAATTAGATCTGTAATATCTGCTTCGGTAAGTTGATTCTTTTCCATACAAGTATCAACTTCTATTCCTAATGTTTTAATCTTATCGTTCTTTTCTTGTATGTTTTCCTTTCCTCTATTCTCCACCTCCTCAATAAAATCTTTTTGCATTTCTACTTTATCCTTTAAAGATTCTTTCTTCAATTCTAAAGTCCTAGCTTCCTCCTTTATCCCTCTTATCTTTTCTTTAATTAATACATTCATAGAAGAAAAAATCTTAATATCTAGAAGATCTTCTACTACTTCTCTTCTACTCCCTGGTGGTAGTTGCATAAATGGCACAAATGTACTAGAACCTAATATTACTATTTGAGTGAAAGATTTATAGTTCATTTTTAGAACGCTTTGTTCCAACCACTTCTGCTGATCTACTGCAGAATGAGATTGATCCATCTCTTTATCATTTCTATAAATCTTAAAAATATTAGGCTTTATTCCTCTTTCTATCTTCCATTTAATTCCACTTATAGAAAACTCAATATCAACAAAACAATCCTTTTCATTAGTACTATTGACTAATTGAGATTTATTAATTCTCCTAAAAGACTTTCCATACAAAACAAATGTCAATGCATCTAAAATGGTTGACTTTCCCGCACCATTTGAACCAACAATTAAAGTTGTAGGTCTCTTATTAAGAATAACTTCTGTAGGATGATTTCCTGTAGATAAAAAATTCTTCCAAGAAATCTTTTCAAATATAATCATTTTAAAGGATTAAAATCATGCGCATTATCTGGAGGAACGATAATATCATAAGGATTAACTATAGCATATCTATGATCATGAACCTCACAAGTCTTTATCATTACTTCATCCTCTACTTCAATAATATGCATTTCTGGATATCCCATCTCTTCCAACTGCATAGCATATCTAAGTGCATCGTCCTCTTCAACAAAAATATAAAGAACCTGCTCTCCATCTTCATCTCTGACTGAATAAGCCCCGTCCTTTTCTTTTCCATCTATTGTAATAATATACATTAGACCAACTCACAAGATTCTTGGTAGACTGTTCTAATCATGGACTGAATACGAGATTTATCTAATTCTGTTTCTGACTCCTCAATATATCTATCAAGAATAGAAAGAGTATTTTCAGACTCTTCAATCTCAAAATCTTCAGATTCATTAAATTGAAAATTCTCGACAATCTTTAAATCAGCAACTCCAGATGACATCAATTTATCAATGAACTTTTCAAATTTAGAAGAATCAGATTTTTGACGTACAATAACTTTTACAATCTTATTCTCATACTCCCTAGTATCAAAAGTTTGATAGGGAGTATCCTCATAATAAATGACATAAAACATTCTATAAGGATTATTAACTGGAGTATGTTTCAAAGTTTCAGTATCAAAAATATGAAATCCTCT